GTTTTGCTGATTCCCGGGTTTCAGATGAGCATAAATTTTTTTTCACATGTCTTTTGTCTTTTTGGGGTAGCGATATTGGTAATAATATCAAGGCATTACCAGAATTTTTTTATATCGCTATGGTGTCGCCACGGCGATATCATCTTAGATTAATTCGATATCATCCTAGATTAATTCGTCAATTCCGGCAAGCCAGTCAGATGATGTAGAATCTTCGGGGATGTCTTCTGGGGATGTTGGGGGGGAAAGCACTTTTATTCCGCCGAGGCATTCCGCGTCGGCCATCGCGAAACCATAGGCCAGGCAGACAAATAGATCGCTCCTGGTTTTTATTTTTACCCATTCATACACGCCTTTTTTATTCCGCTGCCGTTCCTCGGCCAGAATATGATCTATGAGATCATTGCCGACGGCGCTGTGAAACGTCAGCCGGCCCCTCGAATCTTTTTTTTCGAGCTGCAGATGAAAATGAACGGCATTTTTAAAGCTGTCCGTATCTATGTGACACAAGGCCAATCCCCCCGGGATTATCTGCCCGCGTTGCCCTTGCCGGCCCGGCATTCTGTCTATCATCGATAATTTTACGCGTGAGCTTGTCCGGGGTTTATTTTCGCCTTTGATCCCGAACAAATTATTTTGCTGATGGGACCTCAGCCATAGATAGGCTTGTTCCGTCATAGTGTATTCTTCTCCCTCATACACGGAACCGCCTGTATCGATCCCTGTCCGCCATATAGGGAGGCGCAAGCCCGGTTTATTTTTTATAGCATAGGTGTTTTGGAAGCATTTTATTGAGAGCATTTCCCAAGTGTCCAGAAAGCCGTATTCGACCAGATGCGCCGAAAAGTCCGCCTGCCAGGCCAGGATGGTGTACCAGAATCCGTGCTGGCCAGGATCTACGGTACAGGTTAGAGCGAGAGTATTTTCCGGACAGATCAGCGCCGGCAAATCAATTTTGTTTTTCAGTAGTTCGTGATAATCCTGGGTAGCAGCTTTTTCGGTGTACGGCATGGCTTTCCAGAATTTTGTCCAATCCCTTTTTCTAATATAATCCCCTTGGGCCGCCAGAAATTCTTTGGCCGCATGGCCGAATGTGGCGTTAGGGAACGGCGAATACCATTTAGGAAGATGAAACCCTATTTTTTTCACAGTCGGATTGGCCCTGGCCAGGATATCATCCAAAAGGACAGTTTGTTTGATTGATATTTCCCGGCCCCGCAAAATATCGCCGCACGGATCATTGACCAATCGTGCCCGCCATTGGCCGGCGGCCAAGCCTTTTATTTTTTGAAGATTGTTTATGTGTTTTTGGCAGTGCAGGCACTCATACCAGGCGATCAGGCTGACTTTTTCGGGGTCTCGCTCTTCTTTCGGGAATTTGATTTGCTGCCAGATCAAAATTTGCAATGCTCCGCAGTGAGGGCAGGGAATCCAAAATTCGAAAACGTATTGGCAAGTTTTCAGATCTTGCCAGATGTAGTTTTCCAGGGTTGACGGCGTGGATGTGAATAGTATTTTTCGGTTGCCGAAATTGGAGGTGGTTTCCAGGGCAGATCCTACAGGAGAGGACAATCCTGCACCGACCACATCGCCGAATTCGTCAATCTCATCGATCATAAGATTCTTAACGGGCCTGCTCATAACCTGCGGCCCCGAGCCGGCCCAGCCGATCGACAACACCGAATCAACGAATTTCATTTCCATCAGGGAATAATCATCTTCGTTGTTTGTTTTTTTGGCGGCGGCGGGGGGGCATAGATTTATGCACGGCTGTATTCGGTTTTTGCTGGTGGATTTCCCGGTTTTTTCTTCCGGAAAGAGAATCAGCGTCGGCCCGGGATCTTCGGCGATGCCGTATACCAGGCAATTGTACATTGTTGTGGATTTGGCCAGCTGCCGACCCCAGACCAGCGTAATGTGCTCGATGTATATTGAGCTGTAGGCATCGAGCACGCCGCTGATGTACGGCGTCCGGGAGATGTGCAAGAACCCGGGTTCAGGGCAGGTCAGTTCGGAGAGGTAAATATTTTTCTCACACCAATCAGGCAGGTTAAGGTCGGAGGGCGGGGTGAGAGATAAAAAGGCCTCGTTGAAAAAATTCTGAATCTCTTCGCTGAACATAGTATATACATTTTATCCCGATCCTCTTGAATTTTCAACCCCGTAAGGGCCGTCGCCGTCAGTCGGAGCGGTTTTTATGCGACTGTCAAGTCCAGCGGCTCGGCGTTCAGCTTGAATTGCATTATTTTTTATTTAACAAAAATCTTCACTTTGTTTCAACAGATTAGCGATAAGTTTTATCGCGTCTGCCTCAATTTTTATGGCAGGGTGTGAAATAACGGAGCCTTTTAAATCCTTAACGACAATTCCCTCTTCGTCTATTCTTTTTTTGGCTTCGTCTGCCCTGTCCATTTGCGTTGCGATTCCGTTTATTATGCTTTGGGGGGTTGCTCTCGCTACTTGCTCAGCAGCTAATTTAAGGTTCTTTGATTTCGTGCGTGTATTTTGGCTCATTTAGTGTGCTCCTCTTTATATGATTACCTGAAACCAATTTAAACAGATCATTTTCTTTAATGTTAATTAATTTCGGCAGGTCAGATTTTAATTCTTCGGAGGTCACTTCATTAAAAATATCATCTATAATCGCTTCAAAAAACTCGGCGAATTCTTTATTATCGGAAATTTCCATATTTTCTAATCTTGGGTTGCTGTTTAAATTCATGGATGTTCTGACAACAATATCCCAACAGGTATTTCGAATAATCATGAATTTAGCATGGGTACGTATAGCCCTGATACTCTTCGCGCCAAATAATTCTATCATGTGGGAGTGATAGTTTGGTTGCCTTGTTTTGAACGATCGATCAACTATCATCCTGAATGAAAGCAGTTCGGCTGTTGCAAGTAATTCTGCAGATTTCGTAAGGTCGCCATGTGCGGCCGTCCAAGTACTTATACCCACATGCGCAGGGCCGGTCTGATCAAGAATCGTCATTAATCCGTCAATTAAAGAAAACTGACCATATGTTAAAATAAAAGTGTCGGTGTTTTTTTCGAGAATCCCGATAGCTTGTGCCGCTGTGCCTTGTTTAGAGGCTCTAATTTTTTTGCCGATATTTGATTTTTTAAAGGTTTTTGGTTGCATAATTTCTTCAGGAGTTATCATTTTACCCTCTTTTGCGAGCAATCCCTTGCGCCCGCTTGCTATAAAAAATTTATTAATTTCTTTTAATTCTTTTTCAACTTCTTCGGGGTTAAAGCCAAATTTTTTCGCACATTGACAAACAATTTCGGCTAAAGATTTTTTATCTTTCACAAGGGGATCTCTTAAGGCCAGATATATGAAATCTGATATTTTTAATTTACTATTCATTATATTGTTTTTTTTATAACGGAAAAGTCATTGCTTTTTATTATTAATAAGCTAACATAATTTTATATCGATCCTCTTTCATTTTCAACCCCGTAAGAAGGGATTGAGTTAATATATTCATCCGGATTCTTATTTTTCCCGCCATTCAGCCAAAAAGCCTGGGCCCAAATTTCCAGGCACGATAACGTAAAAACAGAACAAGTGTCAGTTTTGGCAGTGTGGGGTATTATTCGACCTGCCATATCCGGGTGGAGCGGTCGAGATTGGAAACAGTATATAATCCCTATTAATTCTTCCTGCGTAAACAATTTTTTAATATCGATTATTTCCCTGCTATAGAGTTCGGGAAACATTTCCAGAATATAACTGGCCCCTGTGCCAGCCGATTTAAAATTTTGAGTGATAAATTTTTTTGTTTTTTCGAATATGGCCGCCATAATTTTTTGCTTAGGCATTATTTATTTATCTCCTCTCAGGCGGGATCGCTCCCGCCTTGGTTATTGTTGTTTGGCCTCCTGTTATAAACGCTCTTTTTCCCATACTTCAAACCACTTGTCATAATGTTCTTGATCTAGTTTTTGATATTCGGTTTTGGTAATTAACATCCATTCGGCGGCATCTTCTTGATATAATGCCATATATTCTGTTCTGTCATATTCAAAATCTACGCCTCTAACTTCGTTAGACAGCCATGAGTTAATATCAGGCTTGACAGGATAATAATAATTTCTCATTTCTTCATAGATTTCGGCAGCATCAGTATATTTTATACAGACATCTTTTCTTCCAAATTCCTCCTTTATAGCCTTTTGTGCTGCTTTTTCTAATTTTTTATCATCCATTTCAATCTCCTCTTGAGCGGGAGCGATCCCGCTGGTTATTGGTTGATCTCCTGTTCTTCGGTCAACTCTTTTCCCTCCAAAGAATACACTTTGTCTATCCTGACCCAGATAACTTCAACCTTATCTACATCTAACCGAATACTGTTTTTAATAAGATCATCATTCCTTATCAAATTCATCAGTAATGCATCAAATTGCTTATTCGATTTAAAATCACTTCTAGAAAGTCTTATTCCGCCCTACGGCTGGGGGAGGGGTTAGCCTCCCCGGTTATTATTAATCAAAAAAATTTTCAGCAAAATGTTCCTCAACAACAGAAACTCCATCAAGACTGTATTCGTCAATAATCTCTTGCGCTTCTTTCTTACTATCAAAAGCACACAAACAACCAGGGTTAATGTTATGCTATTCAACAATCCCACCCATCTCAAAATGTAAAAATAAATCGCCACTTTTTAAAATATATTTAATCATCATTCAATCCTTCCCGCCTTGCGGCTGTTATTTTTACCAATTATGTTGCCGGGTGGTTCTAATTTTTCCATCCGGATAAATATACTCTGTTATTGTGTCTACAGAGCATTCCTCATCGGGGTTATCACAGTCATCCGTATAGCGGCCGATCACAACAGGCTTTCCAGTTTCTTTGGCTTGGGCTAATGCTTTGTTGAACTTTTCTTCTTTCGTTTTTTTGACCGTTTCGGCTTTCTCTCTTTCGGGCCGGGTATATCCTAAGGCTTGGCTGTAAGTGAACTTTTCACCAACTTTTGCAATAAACTGCCAATCTATCAGCAATCCCCATCCATCAACATCCTTTGCCAATCCTAGATTTTTTAATAATTTTTCAATTTCTTCATCATAGATTGTCCAGCCGCTCAAGGGTGATCCTTCTTGGTATCTGACAATAATTTTTTCTTTGCCGTGCATTAGATTTTCAATACGTAAATTTTTAGCAGCTTCTTTTTCAGCTTTCATTAATTCAAATTTACCTTCTAAGGTTTTTTTAATTTCACCAGGGAGGGTTAGCATTACATTTTTGTCTAATTTTTTCCCAAAAACTTTTTCAGTTTCGGCTTTATAAATTTTTAATCCCTTTACCCCATTTTCAAAAAGGAAATCTAATTGGAAATCATTACCATTAATTTTTAAGGTCACATTATCAAAATGGTGATCATTGCCTAATTTTAATTCAGAGATTTCTATACCGAGTTTCCCTAAAGGCGTTTCTTTTACGAATTCTATTGTTTCCATTTTTTTTCTCCTTTTGTGTGGGTTATGCTTTTATATTATTGCAAACGTAATGCCATTGTCAAGATATTGGCAATATATTTTTAATATGATTTATACGTTATTAAAATCAATAAGATACAAGGCGGCCTTAAAGATTTTTGTTTTTTTCTTAAAACCTGAAATCATGAAATATGCGCAGAATTAATGCAGGGAGTATAAAGAATAGCGCATATTATGTGCAATATATTTTAAACGGTGTTTGGATTAATAGTTTCAATATGTTACATAGGGGCACATATGTAAGATTTCGTGCGTAATGTGCAAAATATATACGCTGTCGATCGGCAAACTCATCGGCGCTATTGCAGTTGTGTTTCTATGATTGCTGAAAAATTTAATCATATTTTTTCCTTATTATTTGGTTTCTTCTTTTCCCTCTTTTTTTTAGGGAACACACTTTTTATGCCTTTGGCCAGGTCCGCCAGCAGGGCCCTGGTCTCGGAGCGTAAAATCATTCCTATCTGTTTCTCGTCTTTATCGGTCAACATCGGCGGCAGGGTCTTATACCAGCCCAGGAATCGGTTACGCAGGCCGGCGAGGACAATCGAAAAACTTTGCAGCAATTGCGTCCGGTCTAAAAGAGAATTTCGCATTTTTTCGTCCGCCATTTCTTCGATATTCGCCCTGGCTATCTGGTAGCGTAGTCGTTCGGCGGCCATGGAGGTTTTGATATTTTTATCGCCGAAAAAGTGTTCCGTGCGCCAATCGTTGTATTTCTTCAGGTCATATACTCCGTGCGAGATTTTACAGTTCGCGGGGAACCCTTCTAATTTCATCTGCTCTTTAATCGTGCTGGTGTGCGGAGCGTCGTAAAATTCCGCCAGGTCAATAAGGGATATTTTCCATTTTTTAATTTGTTTTTTCATAAATTTTCAAAATTTATTCTGTGCAAAGAGGGATTACTTCCTCGAAAAGGTCTTTTTGGGGAAGATCTAAGGCCTGAGATATTTTGTTTTTTTGGTCCTCGCTCAGGTTGAATTTTCCATGTATATACATTGAGAGGTATCCCTCGGGCACGCCCGATTTGTCCGCTGCCTCGCGCTGCGTTATGTTTAATCCCCATAACGCATTTTTTAATTTTATCTTTTTCAATCCCTTCACCTCTTCAGCTCTCGCGGGTTTTAAAAGTTTGAAAAAAGTTTGAAAAAAGTTTGAAAAAAGTTTGAAAAAAGCCCGGTCTTGAAATCTCCTTATAGCTGTGTATACGATACATAATATCGCACTGCAGTGACAATATCAACCAAGTCCGAGGCGAGCGGAGCGGACCGAGACATTTTGGATATGGGGTTTTTGCTGTTATGTATGAATATTCTGAGGGTCTTGATGGGCCCGAGAATTTAGAGGATTCGGAATCAGGTCTTGACTGCATAATGGTCGAAACCCGGCCTGATACGGAAGATGAACTTTTCGAATATTTAGCAAAGGCAAAGCTGGATATTGACTACGTCGCAGAGGCGAAAGCCGATACCCGGGATAATGGCTACAGGAATCTGTTCGCGGGCATATTAATCCAGGGCATTAAAGATTTAACTGGCCCGAGCAAGCAATACAGAGACACGGCCAGAGAATGGTTGTTCGGTTCTATGAATACGCACGTGTCTTCGTTCGAAAACGTCTGTGACATTTTAGACTTGAACACGAAAAAAACCAGAGAAAAGATTAAGCGCTTCATTGCTGTTTAATGAAAAAAAATAACCGGAAAAACACACGAAGGACGCACAAACATGGAGTCAAGCCCGGTTGGACGTTCCTAAAGATTTCCAACCTATCGCGCTGATGGAAAATATCACGGGCGGGCTTTGGGCATGGCGTTCGCTATGAGAGAAGCGGGGTGGCTGCCGTAACGGCAGCCATCCCAAGGAATAACAATTAAAATCACAATCAGAGAGTGGCTGACAAGGCTATCGACCAGATCGCCGGATAAAGCGCCGGCGTCAGGCCGGCTTTGTATTTTGAAAGGGAGAGGGAAACAGATGAGACTATTTGCAGGAAATTTTGTATCGGCGGCAACAAAGGGGATACGCCCGCTTTTAGCTTTTTTATTTTTATTGTTTATGTTTTTTCTGGCGGGTTACAGCAACGCGGCGACAGGGGAAAATTCAGGTTCGGACAGACAGGAGAAAAAATCCGGATGGGATGCGGGGACGTTTGAATGCGGCCTCTTGAAAAAGTCGGTCACCAATATTGAATCCATGAAGATGGCCCTGGAATTGAAAAGTAAAAACAAACAAATTAAATTCCTGCTGGATAAACAGCAGGACGAGCAAAAACAAACGTTAACGGCCCTGAATATCGAGGCCGATTTTCAGGGCAATTTAATTTTCAATGAAAAAATGTTCGGTTTCGGTTCGGTCGGCTATCTGCGCGATTTATCCTGGTATGACGATTTTATCCGGATCGGCTTCGGCCTGGGGTATACGGGGATTGCCAACCTGAAAATACAGTCCGGAGTCCATTGTGCTTCGGTGTATCGGGAAAAATCATATGACCGGAAAACGCTTTTCAAAACAACCATAGATTTCACGATTCCGCTGGGCGGGATTTTTTCTTTCCTGCAGGTTGCGGATTTTGAGTTGAATTTAGGGGAAATTCACGGAATTGATTCCATGCCGGATGATTATTCGATCAGTCTGGTACCGGCCGTAACGGCCGACATCACAGAGACCATATTTTTCGCGGCCCGTTATAGATGGCGTTATATCAATAACCCCATAACCGCGTCCGGGTCCCAGCGAGAATATGGCCTGACTATAGGGTCACGGTTGTAAATACCATCAGAAATTGATGTTTAGATAATGGCGGGGCCCGCCCGAATTCTTGGCCGATCAGGGCGGGCCCCGGAGAAAAACCCGGACAAACCGGGTCCGTCTTTTTTTATTTATACCTCAATTTGCGAAGGAGCACAAGGAAATAAATGGCGTTTACAACTTGGTCTGACATGCGAACCCAGCTTAAAAACGCTCTGGCCGGTTATGCGGGCGGCGCCCCAATGACGAAAGAGTATTGGATCAGCGGTCGGAAGCACGTGTTCCGGGATGTCAAGGAAATTGAAGAGCTGATCAAAATGACCTGTCGCATGGAAGAGCTGGAAAATTCCGGTAATCAGGAAAATATGACCTCTTACGGGAGGTACGAGCGATGAGTTCCAATAAAGTTGAGATGTGGCAATTACAGCAGAGGCAAGGGCTGCCGCTAAGCGTGAAAGAACGATATAGCGAAAGACGTATAAGCGCATGGTATGGGCGCTGGAATGGCAATGTATATGTCAGTTTTTCCGGCGGCAAAGACAGCACAGTTTTATTACATTTGGTAAGAAATTTATATCCTGATGTTCCGGCAGTTTTTGTTGATACCGGGTTGGAATATCCTGAAATTATAGAATTTGTGCGCACAATTGATAACGTCGTATGGTTAAAACCAAAAATGAGTTTTTTTAGCGTATTACAAAAGTATGGATACCCGGTTATTTCTAAAATGCAGGCGCAATACATTGAATGTTATAGAATGACGGGATCTGAAAAAATGAAGGACTTGAGGTGGAATGGTAAAAAATATAATGGCCACCTGAATTATAAGATATCCGAGAAATGGAAATATCTTGTAACAGCACCATTCAAAATTTCGGATAAATGTTGCGATGTTATGAAAAAGAGCCCTGTTCGCGAGTATGAGAAAGCAACTCGTCAAAAACCATTCATCGGAATTATGGCAGTCGATAGCATTCAAAGAAAAAAACAGTATTTACAACAGGGATGTAATGTCCTTGAAGGTAAAAATCAGCAATCAAGGCCGATGGCATTTTGGTTAGAACAGGATATATGGGATTACATAAAAAAATGTAATATTCCATATTCAAAAATATACGATATGGGCCAAACGCATACTGGCTGTATGTTTTGTATGTTCGGCGTTCATATCGGAAAGGGCGAAAACAGATTTCAAAAAATGAAAAAAACACATCCAAAAAAATATGAATATTGTATCAATATTCTTGGGTGTGGGCAGGTGTTGGATTATATAGGAGTCAAATATTGAAATTTATTGATAATTTATTTCCCGGAATGGCCCTTAATCATGAAATCAAAAAACATCGGCTGGCCAGAATGCGCGATCTGTATTCCGGCAACAGCAACAGTAATATTTTTGAGGCCACGGCCGGCGGGCGGCTGCAGCATGATTTTTTGGCCCCGCATACGGACGCCGATTCGGCCATAGCCGGTAACAACGATAAATTGCGCCGGCACGTCCGGCAGCACGAATACAACAACGGCGATATCGCCGGGCCCATCCAGCGTTTTGCCAATTACATTATCGGCTCGGGGCTCCGGTTCCAGGCACGGGTAACGGCAGATAAAAAATTTACGCGAATGATGGATGTCCCCCGCATAACCGAGCAGACCGCCGAGGCCTTCAATTTCTGGACGGAAAAGCGGATGAAAACCTGGAACAAACAGGCGGACGTCCGGCTTATCATGACCGGTCACGAAATGCAGCGTCTCATCATGATGACGCTGATCCGGGACGGCGAAGCGCTTATTATCGGCCGCAAGAGCCGGCGACCCGGGCGCATGATTCCATATTGTCAGGAAATTGTCGAAATTGACCGCCTGCAAACACCCCCGGGATTAATCACCGACCCCGCGGTGCGCAATGGCATTCGCTATGACGACGAGGGCGCGCCCGAGACTTATTATGTCCTGAAACATCATCCGGGCAATACCATGCAGCCGAATTTCAAATTTGATGATTTCGAGGAAGTCCCGGTCTGGAACCCGGACGGCACAAAGAAAGTCTTCCATCTATTCGAGGTCCTGCGACCCGAGCAGACCAGGGGATTTACCTGGCTGGCGGCCGGACTGAAAGACATCCAAAATATTGTGCGGTATAAAGATGCTGAAATGATGGCAGCCTTAGAAGATGCTTGCATGACAGGCATTGTAAAAACAACGGCGCCGCAAACATTCCAGAACAATTACACCAAAGCGGGCCCGGTAGCCAGCGGCGCAGAGAAACGGATTTCCGGGTTTAAGCCAAACAAAGTGCATTATCTCAATCTGTATGAGGAAATGGATATACATCGTCCCCAGCGCCCGAATGATAAATTCGACGAAATTATCAACAGTTTTTCCCGCGGCCCGGCCAACGGCCTGAACATCCCGCCCGAGGTATGGACCCAGAACTGGAAGGACATGAATTACTCCAATGCCAGGACAGTATTGATTTCGTTTTATTCCGTGTGCCGGATCAAGCAGCGTTATTTCGTTGATCATTACTCCCTGCCGACCCATGAAAATATAGCGCCGGAACTGGTGGCCACCGGAAACGTCCCGGCCCCGGGCTTTGATCAGCGGCGGGAAGATTACCTGGCCGCGGAGTATATTCCGCCGGCCCGCGAATGGGTGGACCCGAAAAAAGAGGCGGAGGGCAAAGCCATCGACATTATGAACATGACCGAAACCGGCCACTCCGTTTGCGCGGCCCAGGGGCACGACTACGATGAAAACCTGGAAATAAGGGCCCGGGAGTTGAAAAGGATGAAAGAGTTGGAAGAAAAGTACGGCATATCTTTCCCCTCTCCTGCCTCCCCGTCCAAAAAAACAAAAGAGGGGCCGGAAAAAGATGAGGAAGATGAAAAGGAAGAGGTCCCATCAGGGTCAGGGAAAAAAGCCAAGGTTATCAAAATGAAAAAATAAGGAGAAAAAGGAATGGATGAATTATGGTATCGGTCGTTTGAATTTAACCGCGAATGGCTGAATGAAGAAAAAAGAGAGGCTCAAATTTCCTTTTCCTCCGAGACACTGGAGGTCAAAAGATGGTGGGGCATTGAGATACTGGACCATTCCCCGGGCGCTGTTGATTTAAGCAGATTAAAGAAAATCGGGGCCCATTTATTTAATCATAATCCCGACCGGATTATCGGGCCGATAAAAAAACCAAAAATTGAAGACGGTCGCGGCGTGGCTATTGTCGGCTATGACGAAACCGGGGAAGGCAACCAGGCGCTGATCCGTACCAAATCCGGCAGCCTGCGCGGCGTGTCGGTAGGTTATAGAGTCAAGGAATTTAAGGAGCTGGTCCCCGGAGAGGAACATCAAATGGCCACAAAAACCATAAAGGGCCGGAAGGATAAGCTTATTAGGGTGGCCACCAAATGGGAGCCGGTTGAAATTTCTTCAACTCCTGTTCCCTGGGACACATCGGTGGGTCTGGGACGGGAGGCCACCAGAGACCTGGGCGGCATTGAAATAATCAGGGCCAACCGCCCGAACCGAACCGACAGCCCAACCACAAATTGGCCGGACGGATTTTTATCCGGATCGGGAGATCCGGTCA